CTCGTCGTTATAGTGCTGCTCCCATTTCAGTTCTAGAGTCCTTTTCTGTTTGTAAAGGTTCTGAACGTGTGTTTGCATCATTAACCTCCTCATAGGTTATCCAAGTTTTACTTTTATTGTAAAATCCACTTGTTTCCCATACTATATCAGATTGTCCTAGTTTGTCAACTATTGCATCATTTAACGCTTCCTCGCTGTCTACGCAAGTCACATTAAACTTTGTGAAGTATCCTCTAGATCTAATTTGTACAGTAAATGTTTTCATGAGTTCTTTCTTATAGCATAAAAAAAGGGGGCCCGAAAGCCCCCTTTTAAATGAAAGTTGTGTATTAATTACGCACCTTCAACGCCGAAGATACCTCTAGGGTCTGATACTCCAAATGAGTATCTTTCTCTAGCTTTGTATCTAACGTTTCCAGTATCGAAATCACCTTCCATTGCAGTATTTAACGCTGCTCTTTGGAACATTTTCATTCCATTAGGCACGTCAGTGATAATGTAGAAAGAATCCGTGTCAGTTAAGTAGTTATTAACTCTGTAACCTTGAGGGATCATTCCCATAGACGCAATAGCGTTTATGTCATTATCAGCTGTACCAACTCTACCTTGAGATTTCATCAATCTCTCAGCTGTGAATTGGTTTTCAGAAGGGACAATCATCTTGACCCCTCTAGCTGCAATTTTGAGACCTCTTTCATCAGTCATAGCCGCAATGTCAATTAACGACTGTTCTAATGAAGTTTCGTTAAGATCTGCCTGCGTAGTTAAGGTATTTTTGAAAGTACCTGCTATCGTAGGGTGTGACGTGCTGAAAAGTGCAACACCGTCTCCAGATTTGAATGTGCCTACTGAAGGTAGACCATTGTTCAATGGAGCCGCTGCTTTTACTTGTTTAGCATTCGCCATAGATCTTGCTAATGCTTTTGTGTATCTAGAAGCAAGTCTGTCGTAGAGGTTATCTTCGATAGCTTCTTCAGTGATAGCAAACGCAAGAGCGATTGTCTCGTGAGTGTATCTCGCAGTAAAAGTTTCTTGTGCAGAATCAAATGATACGCCTTGACCTTCACCTTTTACTTGAGCGTTAGCGAACCCAGATAACATAACTTCTTCTTCAAAAGCTCTGTCACTAGATTCAGTAGTATAAATTTCAGCATGCTGATTTTCATACCTTTTGTATTCCAGACCAAATAGTGCATTTAGGCCTGGCTCTAGTTCTTTAACTAGTTGTGATCGTGATATTGCCATAGTCTATATACTCCTATTATGATTGTAGTTCTAACAAGTTAGCAACAACAATTACAGATCTGTAAGCAGCAGTAGCATCATCATTTTCAGGATCCTCTGCTGATCTTAATAATCTATATTGTTTGTTGTCTGCACCAGTTGTACCTATGTCCAAAGTTGCTGTTGATTTACCAGTGTTGGTATCTCCAGCAGAAGCATTCATATCGAATGTTTCTAGGAACACAGCTTGAGCTGCTGCATCGTCAGTCGCTACAATGTAGTTCTGGAATGGATCATCATTTACAAACGCTGTGACGTCTTCACTGTTTGCTGGTGTGATTGAACCTGCGTAGTAGTTTGCCCAAGTCGGCTTCAATGTAGTAGCCGCATTGTAAAATACTCCGTTAAGTACACCAACTACAGGAGCAGCTGAACCTTGTCCTTCGACAATGTATCCAGCAGCACTTTTGACAGCACCACCGTTGTAAATAGCGCCAGCTGTGCCAGCATCTATAAAGTATTTTGATTGACCAGAGATAGCAGGAGTATTTCCTAATCTATCACCAGGGATCAAACCAAAACCTTTTGTGTTTTTGTTTGCCATAGTTTCTCCTATTCCATGTTGTTAACGTTAATTCGATGATAGGGATTAACCCGAGAAATAACTAAAAAATTATTTCTTTGTACCACCGAAGGTTACACGGGACTGTCTATCAATATTGATAGGCATCCTGTTGTCTTGCTCCTTCATAAGATCGTTGTTTATTGCTTCGTCCATACCTTCGGCTTTTGACCTCATGTAATCTTGACGTTGCTGCGCAATCTCTTCTGGAACCTTTGCAAGCAAAAGGCCGCCAACCCCAACCACTCCCTTGTATTTGCCGTCTTCGACGACAGGATAGTCAGATGCATTTTCGATTTCCTCGGCTCTAACAAGTTCATAACCTTGTCTGATCCGACCTTGGATGTTTTTAACATCCTGAAATCCAACGCTCTCTGCTCTAATCCATCTATACCTGAATCCATCAGGTGCAGGGGGTGCATCTAGAGATGATGGTGGAACCCACACTTTTGGTCTTTCAGTTTTTGACCGTGTTTGATTCGCACGGGAAGTCTTATTGTTTTCTTTTTCCATACGCTATACCTCCTTCGTGATTTTTAATTGTTTTGCGTACTCTTCGAGTGGCACTCCTAATTTTTTAGCTATTGCTACCTGTGATGAAGTGAGTCTCACAGTTTTGCGTCCTGGTTTTACGCTTCGATTTGCCGAAGCAACAGACTGAACTGGTTTGGACGTAGTTTGTTGATTAGTATTACCAAACTTATGTGGAAAGTCAACTCTTATTCGTTTATCAACTTCCGCATAGTACTCATCAGAATTAGGGTCAAACCCTTCTTTTTCAACTAAATCCTTATGGATTTCAAAAGCAGTAAAAGTCATAGCTCGATCTTGACCGAACCACGTATTTTTAGCTGCCCAATCTTCCGCTCTAGGATCTGATTGAGGTAATTCTGCTGGAGTTTGTTCTGGTAATCTTCCACCGTCAGAAAGTTTGACAGGTTGTTCCTGTACTGTTTCTTCCCTACCTTGTTTTAGCTGTTCCAGTTTTGCATTCTCAAAAGCGAGTTGTGCAATTCTTTTATTAGCTTCTGTTTGAGCTTTAGCATCTCCATTCTCTATCGCTATTGCCAGTTCTCTTTGAGCTGACTCTAGTCCAGACTGAACGCTTGACTCAAATTTTTTAACATAATCAGAATCTGTCTTTTTAAATCTAGATTCTAATTCTTGTCTTCTATGTTCAACCGCTTTAGCATAATCTAAAGCTGCTTTTTCCCTACGTTCTGCTTCTCTCATTTTTCTTGTGAGTTTAGCAATACGATTTTGAACACCTTTGCTGTATTCTTCTAATTCTCCATCAGATTTTTCAGCAGGTTTTGTTTCCTGGTCCGTGGTCTCTGTTTCTTGTTTGGTTTCTTTTGGTTCAGTCTCTACGACTGACTCATCTTTTTCTTCTGGTACATCGATCTCGGCCCCTGGGCCAGACGTATCAATGTCCACTGTTTTGTTTTCGTCTGTTGGCATAGTTATCTCCTATGTTGGTTAATATTCATGCAAGATATCCTCTGGATTCTTGATGGTTGCTAAAACTTCATCATCGTTTAGCAGACGAATTTCTCCTCCCTCAATTTTTATTCTGGATCCTGCATATCGGGCAAACATTACCCAATCACCTTCCTTGCACCATGGACCATCAGGATATCTTTCCTTGTCCTTGTAGCAATCTGGACCCATTCTTAAAACTAAACCACATTGAGAAGCAACTTGTTGTCTCTCTAATGTTTGTTCAGCTAAAACGATTCCGCCTTTTGTTTTTTCCCTCATCTTAAAAGGCAAGACTAACATTCTCCAACCCGTAGGGTTAGGAAGTTTTTCTTTTTCGTCAGTTAACTTTTTTTCTTTTGGTTGTTTTTGGTATTTTTCTTCTAAAGCGTTTTTATGCTTTGGTATCTCGTTTTGAGATGTCGATGACTGTTCCATTGTTTTGCTCCTTATCATTTAGCAGGATAGAGATTTCCTGTTTAACCGCTTCTAAAGCGTTTATTTGTCCTATTATATACTTGTATTTTTCCATATTGTCAATGTTTCCAGAGGTTACATTAATAGACAACTGGTCCAGTCTCACGTTAATACTTTTTAATAATCTAGTTATTACTCTTTCTAAATTCACTTTAACAATTCCACTTTCGAAGGGATTTGTTTATTCTTGAATCAGGATCTCTTGCAGTTTTAGCTGATGTCAATCGTTTTTTCATGCCCTTCATACGAGCGCAGAAGCTTTTTCTTCTGTTAGCAGCTTTTGATCCTTTTTTTAATTTTGATGGTTTAGTTGTTACAGCCATAGAAAGTTTAGAACCAGGATTTGCAGCTCTGTAAGATGCAATACCTTTTCTATTCAATCCACCAGATTCAGACTTGCCTTCTTTTCTTTGCCAAGCTGGTGATCCACCTGATTTGAATTGTCTTCTAAACATTATTTTTTCTTTTTATCATCTGCAGTTTTTTTAACTGCATATACTGTTGCTGGTATACCTGGTTTACTCCAAGCACTAACTTGATCAGAAACTTTTTTGCTATTCATTTTTTTAATTTCTTTTTCTGCAAATTTATCAACTTTTTTTTGCACTTTTTTAGCTTTTTTTGTAAAAGCTTTTCCTAATCCTTTTAATGCAATTATTCCCATAGTTATGCCTGTGATTTTTTAATTGCTTTAGCTGTTGGTGCACCTTTGCTTCCAGGTTTTCTCATTTTTTCACCAGAGCCCGCTGCAATTCTTTTTTTCTTTTGTTGAATATTGTACCAAAGGCCTTTTCGTGCCATTTTTCCAGATTTTGTTTTGTGATATTTACTTGACATTTACTGCCTCCTTACATTTTTCACATCTATGTTTAAATTTTGGATGTTCATCGCAAAAACCTTTTGCAACAAATGCGTTTTCAGGTGCAATAGGTGTTTCTAAACATCTACAGAATTTACCAAAAAATTTTTCTATTAATTTTTTAAACATTATTCACCTTTTGATTTTTTAAAAGTTTCTTGAGAAGCTTTGTTTCTATCTTTAGATGGATCACTTGCTTGAAATATTTTTTTTGATTCTTTATTTCTGTATTTAGCCATAAAAGTTTCTTTTATAGAAGAACCTGTAGTAGGCGCAACTTTATCAATAGCTTTTCCGCCTTTGCTACTTTTTTTTCCAATCCATTTACCTAAATTAAAAAATCCTGACATTTTATTTTCCTTTGTTCATATTTATCACATCTGTAGCCTTAAGTCCATATATGGCTGCAACTACTGAAACCCAAAGGCCCACTATCCACCAAGGCATCTCTTGTAATTTTTGAAAGTATAAATCAATTTTTTCTTGCATTTTTTCATCTTCTGCAAATACAGAATACGCCAACAAAAACAGAGGCGAAGAAATTGTTAAAAGTACAAATTCGTCCTTCCAGTCTGATTTTTGATTTTCTGCAATTTTACCAGAAAACTCAATTTCTCCACGTTTCATTTTTTCAATGTGAAGTAATTTAGCTTCTGACATTGCAACGTCAGCTGCTTTTTTGTTTTTGTATATTTCAAGTCCAGATTTTAGACCTTGACCCAACAAACCCCAAGGAATCATACTAATACCAAGTTGCTTTTTGTTTTCTAGCCTTGCCAGTACCTTTAACAGTTGTCTTATCACCAGTTGCAATGTAATTTTTGCCTCTGATGCTAGTTTCACTTCTTGGATCTACGATTAGATTTTCAGAAGGCACTTTAACTGCTTTAGATTTTTTATAGTTCATCATGTTAACCTCGTTTTTTACTTTTACCAGCTTCTGAAAGAGCAATTGCAATAGCCTGTTTAGGGTTTTTTACAATTTTTCCTGACTTACCGCTGTGTAGTTTGCCAGATTTAAATTCCTTCATAACCTTCTTAACCTTTTTTTGTGACTTTGTCATCTTTTTCATTATTTTCCTCCTCTATTTCTCATTGAATTTGACATTTGTTGTTTAACAATTGAAGTTTCAGCTCTTAATTCAGCTAAATCTTCGTTTTGATCCATCTTATCTTCGGCAATTTCTCTACTTTGAACTAATTTTGCTCTTTCAAGTTCTGCTTTTTTCTCCATTTCCTCTTTTTTACGTTCATTTTCCATTGCTCGTAAGTCAACTTCTCTTGATTTTAATTTTAATAGAGGATCAGAGTCAAATTGTGATGTAATTTTGTTTTCTTCCTTCATAAATTCTTCAGTCATCTCTGAAATCAACACTGCTTTTCTAGCTTCTATCTGTTGAGTGATCTGTTGAAGCTGTTGTTGAATTTGTGGATTCATTTGTGCTTGTTGTTGCATCATCATCATTTGTTGGAATTGTTCATTAAACTCTAATTGAACTTGTTCTTGAGCCATTATTGAGATGTGTTCTAAAATATTTTTTTGTATTGCAGCCATTACCATTGGATTATTTCTAACCATATTAGTTGACATAAAGTTTAAGTGAGCTGTGATGTGTGCTCTGTGATCTTGACCAGGAAATGCTTGGAAAGGTTTGCCACCTAACGCATCAATGTGTTCTAAAGATGGATCTTTAGGCATTGGTGGAGCAGGCGGTGGTAAAATTTGATCAACATTTTTTACACCGATTGCAGTATACATATCTCTATACACAGCATACAAATTATGTAGTTGTGGATTAGATGTAGCTAACTGTAATTCAGTTTGAGCAAGAGTTATTCTTTGAGACATTGAAAAAATATTAGGGTCAGCAACTGGAATGATATCAACTCTATCATCAAAGTCAGCTTGTTTAATTTCTTTTGCACCACCAACTACGTCATAAGGATAAACTGGTGGTAAATAAGTTTTAATAATTTTAGCAAGTAATTTAAATTCTTTTTTTAATGCGCCATATAATCTTTTATGTATTGCAGACATAACTTTTGATCCTCTTTCAAGAAGAGCAATAGTTGTACCTACAGCAGCATTTTGATTTCCATCTCCAACTTGCATTTCAGTAATTGATGCAAACCTCTGCCCAGCTTGAACTACAATTCCCATTAGCGCTAACAAAGTTTGAGATGGTTCTTTATAAGGTAAAGGGTAGAAAGCATCTCTCAACGATCCACCAGGTGCATCGACGTCTTTAAACTCACCAGGTTGAATCGGAGCTGCTTCATCTCTAACCCTTACTCCTCTTTGTTTAAACCCTGCAGGTAAATTAGATAATGTACCAGCATCTAATAATTGACGGAGAGCAGTCGTTGCCGTCCTGCTCAATCCGCCAATCATGTGAATTAATCCAAAACCATAAAATCCTAGTCCTGGCAGAAATTTAAAGTGGACAAAATATTGGATCTTATTTTTCTTTGGATCATTGGGCGCATAGTTCCTTCTTATCGAAAGAACTTTAGTACTACCTTCTTCGATTGTAACGATGTAAGGTAGCTTGATTCCAGTCGGTTCCCCGTCTGGACCAATATCTTCAAAACCTTCTAGATCTAAATTAATGTGACACTCCAGTAATGTATAGACATCATCTGGCTTGCCAGTTTTTTTAGTTCCTTCAAGTTCTCTCTCCTTTTCAGTAACTTTATCTTCTATTACTGCTGGTGGAGATAATTCTATGTCAGAATAAAATCCTGCGACTTGTTGTTTTCTCAAATCGTTTTCAGAAATTTTAATTGTATGAATGACTGATTCCGCATCGTCTAATGAGGTAGCCGTATACGGAACAATCAAATCATCCGCTGGAATAAACTTTGATACAGCTCGTCCCAGTAAATCGTCATAATAAACTTTTTTGAATGAAGAACCTGCTAGGGGTAAATGAAATAACATTTGATCAAACTCTGGTTCATATTCTTGCATCTGATCCATAATTTGATAGTTCATAAAATCTTTGACACGTTGTGCTTGTTGTTCTTTTTGTGGAGTGATTGCTCCTACGATTTGAGTTCTAACAGGACCATCACTTGGTAATAATTCTTTGTAAGCCATTGCTTGAAACTGTGTAACAGCTTCAGCTAGTACAGGGTGCGTGGCACCTGATGCACCTTGGAAAGGTTCTGTTCTGTTTTCATATTTAAATCCTAAAAGATCTAAACCTTCCATGTAAGATTGTTCCCAATCTTTTCTGGACATTTTATAGTCCATATAATTTTCTTTTAAAACACTTCCTAGTGGATCTAAAACATCTTCAGGTAAGATGTCTGCTAAATTGTCAAAATGAGATTCGGTTCCAGGTACATTAACTGCACTTGGATCAAAATTAATTGTTGCTCCACCATCTTCTTCTGGTGTGACTTCTACGGGACCTTTTTCTGTAACTTCCTCTTGAACTTGTACTTCTTCTCCTGCGCCTGGGACCTCTAATTCAGTACGAATTTCATTTGGGAGTGATTTATCGATATCTGCCATTTAAACTCCTAATATTGTTTACCATATTTTTTAAGAGAAGCCAAGCCTTGATGGTTTGGGCCTCTTTTGGGTGGTATTGTTGTTGTTAAACTAGCTATACCTCCTGAAGCCATTTTTGATACTCCTCCTGCAATACCTATTTTGTCTAATAAATCAAGTCCTCCTACATCATAAATTAATTCCCACTTATTTAAATCACCAGCCATTTCATCTAACTCTCCTGGTTCAAATTGTAACATACTTGGAATTCTTTCAGCGCCTGGTTCAATAGTGCCAGTTAAATATTTTCTTTGCTCTTGTAATCTTTTAGGAGCATTTAAAATAGACATTCTTTTTTCAGACTCTTCTTCTGTTTCAGGGAATAATCTTGATTCTTTTTTATATTCTTCTGCTCTTATTCCAGCTTTATTTTGTTGTCTCTCCTCTGCTTCTTTCCAAGTTTCATAGTCAGGGCTTCCTGGTTTTATTTTATTTTCTAATTTGGTTAATTCTGTTAATTTTAATTTTAATTTATTTTTTAAATCTTCAGACTGCTCTGGTTTTAAATATTGTTCTCCAGAAGAAGCTGCTTCCAAAGAAGCAATTTCATTATAAATTTCTTCTTGTTTTTTTAAATTATCTAAATATCTTAACTTTGCAGGGTCTTTACCAGCAATTTCTTTTTCAAGAAGTTTTGTAGCATCTTCGAATGGACTACGCCCTTCTTCTTTTTTTAAATCTCCTAAACCAAATGTTTTTCCAAAAAAAGTTTCGGCTGATGCTTGTTTGTGAGTATATCCTTTTCTTCTAAAATAATCATATGTCCCTGCTTCAACCAAACCTTCCACAACTGCTCCTGCAGGTCCCCCTATTGTTCCTAAAGTTCCTTGTAGTCCTTTTCTAAAAAGTGAAAAAAGTTCAGGAATTTTTTTAGCAGCATTTGCAGCTTTTCTTTGTTTAGTTAAAGCTTTTGCTCTTATTATGGGATCATTAGATTTTAAATCTTCTTTAGTTTGAATAACATCTTTCATATAACAAGCAACGTCTTCTTCTCCTCCTCCAGATTTGTTACATCTATAGCCCATCTGTTTAAATTGTTTTACGGTTAATCCTTTACCTCCAGATATTTTTTTATTTTTTGGATTTAAAAACATTTCTACATTTTTTGGTTTTAAAAACTCTTGAATAGTCATAGCACCTTTTGGCATTTCTATTGTGTAACCCAATTTGTTAGATGCTTCTACGATGTCAATACCTTCATTTTTCAAATCTGCTAATCTTTTTGGTGAATAGTAATTTTCTACATTACCTACTGGTCTTATTTTAGGAAGTTTAACGCCGTAACGTTCTTCAAAAGAACGAGCAAGTTTATTTATTCTTCTTGATTCTTCTACAACAGAAGAAGGATTTTTCATTATATTTTGTCTAGCTCTAGAAAAAGCAGATTGAAAAGAAGCTAATTCTTTTTGATTTAAATTTGAATCTAATACATCAATAAATTGTGAAAACTCTCCAACTCCTGTTTTTGCACTACCAGTCACTCCAACAATTTCATTTATATCAAATCCTTTGATTTTATTTTTTCTTAAAATTTCACTTGCTTGTCTTTTTAAAGAAGCAAAAGTTCCTTTTTCGTTACCTAATGAATTATCTATAGTATCTAAACTAATTTTATATAAAATACCCCTGTACGGATTACCAAAAGCACTTTTTTCAATCATAGAAAATAATTTGTCACTTCTACCTGGAGTATATTTAATGTTTTTTAATCTTGGTTCATTAAATTTATGACCGCCATAAATTTGAGCTAACCTAGTAGTAGCTGTAGCCGCTTCATTTATATTAATTCCCAGTTTTGTTAAAACTTCTTCTGGTACAAGTTCCCCTTTTTTTAAAAAACTAAAAGATTCCTCGTTTTCTACCAATTTTAAAATATTATCTACTGTGTTTTTTTTTAATTTAGTAACTTGTTGTTTTTGAAAATCTTTATCTAAAATATCTCGAAGTCCACTTTCATAAAATTCTTCTCTACCTAAATTATATTTATTTCTAATATCTTGAGTAGTAACTCCTGGTTTGTTAGCATATTTAATAAACTCTTCTCTTAATTTAGAATCTTCTAAAATTGTTTTAGCTTTTTCATATTTTATTCCTGAAAACTTACCCATTCTTTCTTTCATATCTTTTAACATATCATCATTGGGTTCAGAAAATTTTGTAATGCCTTCTTCTTTAATTGTTTGAATTCCGTATCTATCTAAAACTTGTTTTACATATCCTGGATTGTACTCTCGAAGAGTACCAATTTTAATATCTTTTTTTTCTAAAAAATCTAATAATTCATCTTTCGTTAAAAGATTAACTTTTCCTGGTTTTTTATATCCTATTCTACCACCTTGGTTAAAAGAAGAATACTTTCTA